TCCCATCTACCAATGGCCACCCGTGTTGGTGTAGGATTTTGCGAGAAATATAATTGCGCCGCCATGTATTCTGGCATCTCCGAGGTAAATCCAGCCTCAAGCATGTCGTCGGTACCTGTGTAAATCTCAATGCGATCCGATGCTGATATTACCGCACTTGTGCCGATGATAAGCCCAAGATTAAACCCTGAACGGACGGCAGCTGTCGGAGATACCTGCACTATAACTCGTACTATGTCGCTAAGTGGTAGGGTTGACATTTTCAGTTACCCCCTCCTCTGTTTTGATTTGAATATTAACGCCTTGGATTATCGGTACCGTTGACCGGCGCGTAACTTTTTCGTTAAAAGTTGCTGAAAAATCTGAGCGTTCCCACCATTGACCATTGAATAGCTCAGGGCAACGCACAGGCACAGGAACATCAATCATGAGGTATAGGTTTGACACAGCAAGAGTACTTCCAGCCTTAAACAGGCCATTACGGATCTTCTCTATGTTGTCGAAGCCGTTTGGTCCATAAAGGGTCCAAGATACTGCATGCGGGAGAGTGTATGAGGTTATCTCATTGGCCTCAGAATCGCTGTTCGACGTGTATTCAGTGTCGCGTAGCTTTGCGTATTCGTTGCCCACGGAGCGAACCCTCAGAAACGTTACAGCCTCAGATATCTTCCACCCAGGTGCGCCACCGGTAGGCCAAGCAATGCGGACTTTGGAGGCGTTTACCGGATCGACTGGATTAAGTCCTAGAAGTGTGCAGGTAAGATTTCTAAAGATGTCCTCTAACTGTTTGAGGGTAAGTATTGTATCAGCCATTTAAGTTCCTCCCATCGAGGTTCCAGCTACCCGGTAATAACCAAAATCAGACCAATCTTTAAGCTGGAATAGCCTGTACCGCTCTCCATGCCACTCGATTTGGTCCGACGTTCCCTTGCCCTGCACATCATCGTGGGTAACGAACAGCGGGAGAGTGCTATGAAATACCATGAACTGTGACGTTCTATCTCCCTCTGGTACCTGGATGATATCTTTGGTCCCCGCTGCTGTTACAACCCCGTCCATAGGGATAGCTGTCTCCATTTCCTCGAAGCGTCCTGCAACCCAATCACCTGTTTTTCGCCAAACGGTGAAAGGTTTTGGTTGCCTTAACTTCGAGCTGTTAATTACTCTTCCGACATTTAACATGTCATCACTTCTCCCGGATTACATAAGTTACTGCCTTACGGAGTTCATCCGTATCAATCATAGGTCGAGTCATACCTTCCAACCCGGTAATATCCTCGAGCTTACCCCCCCCGTCGACGTACCTAACGGCATCCTTCGCAATGGATGAGTTTGTTTTCCGTAGTTTAGTTAAAACGGTATTAGGGGAGTTTGGCGCCCAATTATTCTTAGGATTAGTGAACCAGTCTCGAACTGCGTTTTGTCCCTGCATTCCTGCCCTGACCAAGGACCTACTCATCGCATCGGTGTTGCCATCGAGGGCAGATTCGGCAGCTTTTCTTAGTTCGACTGAAATCATTTCTTGGTTTTCCGAATCCTCAATTGCAGGCTCAACAAAGGGCCTTGGCGGTATCTTATTGAGTGGGGAACCGTTGGTATGAATGAAGGCAAGCTCGGCGTTTGTGACCTTGCCCCCTTCACGACTGGATTCCTCCTCAGGTACGCCGACTAGGACGTCGATGCTTGAGAGGGTTTTTAGGGCTTCAAGGAATAACTTAGTTCGGTCTTGGGATACAGATACGTTGACGTTGCCTCCGATCATGTCGTCACCACACCATCATTCCACCCTTACCCATCAGTTTCCCGATAGTAGCAAGTTGTTGGCCGTAGATTGTTAATTTCCATGCTGCCCAACCGTTTAAATCGTTGGCTATCGCGTTATAATCTGTGCTTACCGATACTCCGTCGACGGATTCCGAAGTAGCAAGGCCCTGTGCCCTTCCTGCCTCCAGTACCTGACCCGCAGAACTACCTGGACTTGCAGTTCCCTGCAAATACAGCGTGGCGAAATGAGCTACGAAGAATCCCATACATAATACCCATGCACCATGATAACGGGCTTCCTGTATACTAGCATTTGCAAGATCAATATACATTTGCAATATAACCGTAGGCACAAGGTAAACTCCACCGCTATCCGACCCAAACTGTGGATACATAGAAAGATAATCCTCCAAAGTATATGAAGGATTATCCCCTGTTCTCAGATTTGAGGCATTGGTTATGATACCAATTACGGCTATATCTGTGTCGTCTAATGGAAGTGGAAGTGTGTTAGACATGACTCCGCCTCCTTATTATTTAATTCCGGCAATAGTTTCGCTCTTAACCTTATTCCCCTTGGTCGTCGCTCCCAGTTCAACCGATTTCTCGTCAGCCTTGCTCTGAATAATCTCGAGGTCGCCGTCCTTCCTAGCCCAACCAAACAACGGATCACTTTCTACCCAATCCGGTAAATCTTTAAAGGCCAAAGGTATGGTCGTAGCCTTTTCAGCTACGACCATCATTCCATCCTTTAGCTCGCGTTTTGTAAACTCAAATGCCTTCTTTGCAAATACTCGCACGGTGTTTCACTCCTTAAATCATCTATCGCTATCTTACCGTCCTTAAATTCCATCACCATAGCGAGGTGGTTGAAACGCAAGGAATTTAACAACTCCCAGCTGTGCCGCATAAGCCGTCAAATAAGCAACATCCTGGACGGATGGCTGGGTCATGATGCGGCTAAGGGGTACGGGCAAGTCGAAGTACAGTCTGTCCTCATCGTTGACATAACAAACCATACGGTCAGTTCCGCCAGTGCCCGAACCGATACACCAGCGGCTTGGCATAATAGCTAAGTCAATTCCTTGATTCTTGCCGATGTTGTTTTCGAGCAAGAACTGAAGGATTGACTGATTGCCAGCTGTAGAAATCTTTGTCGCTACTAAGTAGGCGTATTGTGCAGGAGGGATCAAGATATGGTTTGGCATACCGCTAAGATCATATTCACTGGCGGCCCAGCCAGCGACCATGAGTTGATTGATGTCGTTCAGGATTTCATCAGGCGTTTTGGTATTCCACGCAGTTGTTGTGCTTGCCCCAGCTGCTACGCTTGCCGCAGTTACGTTAGGATCGTTAACTAATCCTGTAGTTCCGTATTCGTCGAAACCTTTATACACGTTTTGGTCAAGAGTCTTATTGTAGTTCAGGCGAAGGCCCTTATCTAAGATGTCATCCAGGGAGCGACCGATGTTTTGCAACTTAGCTTGATCAACGAAAGGGATCTTTAAAATGTTAGCCCAGCTGAATACCTTATAGATATCTTTGCCGATGTCAGCCTGCATGACGGGGATAGCTGTCGACTCTCCGCCGATGATTCCGTTTTGGTTTGGCCCAGCGGTCGCATACGACACGTTCATTGTGCTGGTAAATTCTACCCACCCGCCGCCTGTTTTGGCCACGATGTCCCGCGCCCAGGTAACGGCGGTTAATGGTTCACGAACCTTGGGATCCCTCTTTTCAAGTTCACCAACTAAAAAAGCCATGCCTCCTGCCGTAGCCGAGTCCATAGCCATCATCGAAAATCTTCCGCCGCTTGCGACCATTGAGTCAATTGTTTTTACGTCTTTAATCGGGTAAGTTTGTACTCCAACAGACATTTTATCATTCTCCTCTCATGGGATTATTCATTAGGATTGTTTATTAGGGATTGTTGCGGTTCACGATGCACAACTCAGTTACACCGTTGGCATCCTTTAGGCCAGTAGCCCATTTACAGTTTGTGAGCGCGATAGTGTTAGTGCTATCCGCAGCGGCCTCAAGTCCACCGACAACTCCAGTCGGGATTGCTCCATTTGCGACAACACGAACGTAAACAGCTCCGCCGGATGTCGGAGTACCAACGTTACAGACAACAGATACATTACCACGTTCGATAACATCGCAAGATGTTCCAGGAGCATAAACTCCACCGGTTGCAGTGTAGACGGATGCCTGTTTTACCTCTCTGACTGCGATACCAGCGAATTTGGCGAGCGTACCATCTGCACCGAATTTACTGTAGGTATTATCGGCGTTCAAAATGACCGGGTCACCGAAGGAAGGACCGACTGAGTCAGTGGATTTTATAGGGCGAGCCATAACGATACAGTCACCGTTACGGGCAAAACTCCCGGGATAACCATAGTTCATTGAGGTTCCAATTGCTCCGATAGGCATGATTATTTCGCCTCCTTGTAGTGTGGATTGTATTTCTTGGCAATGTCTTTGCCGAGTTGGGCCGGATCTTCGGCTGTAGGTTTACTGTCCTGTGCCTTTGATGCTGCAGATTGTTGGGCAGCGAGGATACCTGCATAAGCACCTAGTGAGCCTGCTGGCTGGAAGTTAGTAATGACACCGAGCTGATCACGGAAGGTCTTGGCCAGCGCATCTGAGGCCATTTTACGCTCTCCGGGGTCTTTGATGTTCGCTATAACGGGCTTAATCGCCTTGATAGCCGAGAGAATGGAATTCCGGTCTGCACCTGGAATAGGATTTGTCGGTAGATCACCACTAGGAGCAATGGGGGCGCCATCGACCATTTGTTCGGCAGGGATGGTGACAGAGTTTCCTTCTCCGGCTTGCTCTTGGACTCCGCTTCCTAGTTCAGCGGTTAGGGCATCTAATGCGTCAGGTGGTGCCGTTTCGGCTACTTCAGCAGATGCTAATTTGGCAACGATTGCTGTTAGTGCTTCAACTTGTTGAGTCAATGCAGCAATAGCGGGATCAGCAGCGGGTGGTTGGTCGTTGGCTTGTGGTGGAGTAGCTGGTACAGGCGCAGACGTAGGGGTTACCGTTGA